CGGGAGCCCGAGGTCACTGACCTCGAGGAGGACATGATCGCGGCGTTTCTGGCGTGGAGGGCAAAGACGGTCCACTCCACGACCCGCGGCCTTCCCTCCCCGGGGACGATCGCGAAGGACAGGACGCAACTCCTCTGCCTCGCGCTCTACGCATTCCGGAAACGGCTCATCAACGAGTTTCCGATCGTGAAGCCGATCAGGAAGGCTCAGAGGCTCCCGCGCGGCTTCACCGCCGCCGAGGTGGGGCGGATGATCGTGGCCGCGAGGAAGCGCCAGCGGACCCTGGCGGGCCTGCCGGCGGGCTGGTGGTGGTCGACGTTGATCTACTCGGCTTGGTGTACGGGGGCCCGGATCGGTGAACTGATGGCGCTCCGGTGGAAGGATGTCCGCGGGGAGGAAATCGTCTTCCTGGCCGGCACCAGGAAGGGCCACACTCGCGACATAGCCCGGAAGATCACCCCTGACCTCGCGGCCGAGCTCGAGCTCCACCGGCGCGGCCCCGGCGATCTGGTCTGGCCGTGGCCCCACCGGCCGACGTCGATCTATCACTCGATGCGGATCCTGTGCGATCAGGCCGGCGTCCCGCAGCGGCGATTTCATGCTCTCCGGAAAGCCTCGGCCAGCTACGTTGCCGCAGCGGGCGGGGATGCCGTGGGCCACCTCGACCACAGTGATGCGAACATCACGAGGGACCACTACCTCGACGATCGGATCGTGGGGAAGGCCGCCGGGATAGACTTCTTGCCTAGGCTCGACCTCGGGGACGATGCCCACTTCATTGAGGAGCAGTCGTGATTTCGATCAGGCACAAGGGAAAGATCGTCGGGGCAGTCAGCGAGGAACTCTTCCCGCGGGCGGCGATGATGCCATACCACTTCGTGAGGTTTCTTGGAGTGTTGGCGATGGTCGTGGGTGTGGAAAACGAATCGGATGGAGAAGCGACGGTAGACCTCGTCAGCTGCTCTCCGCGGTTCGTCCTCGAGGAATCGCTCCGCAGGGCCAAGTTAGGAAAGGCGACCACATGACGGCCCGTCAGGTCATCGCGTGGCTGCCGATCACGATCCCGGTGGCCTTGCTGCTGCGGTGGCTGATAGGGTGAACTTTCGCACGACACGAAACGAGGAACAACAGATGGAATCGAAAGGCGAAATGGTTTTGCCGGTGGTCGGAGGGCCGATGGACGGACAGCTACACCCCTGCTCCACGGACTTCGTGAGCTTCGAGGAGTTGGCCCAGGACGGGTCGACCGTGGAGCACATCTACCGGCGCGAACGGATGTGCATCGACGGGCCGTGGGTGCTCTCGTTCGTCCAGACGATCCCGCCGCCGAAGGATCTCGAGATCAGCGTCCCGTGAACGTCGCCTCGACGCGCTCCCGCAGCTGGTCCACCGTCCCGTCGTTGACGACCAGGCGGTCGATCAGCCGCAGCGGCAGCCCCGCCTCGGACTCGTGAGCGGCCACGGGCTCGACCCCGGGCCGGTGGATCATCCAGACCTCTCCGCCTTCGGAGCGGATCTGCCGGGCCTCGTTGGCGAATCGGACATCGGGAACGACGATCACCCCAAGCCCGGCCGCGGCGGCCTGCTCCCATCGCCAGAAGGCCACTCGGAGCCAGATATCCGGGGAGATCATCTGCCGGCCCCACTCCGTCCCGAGGGTCTGGAGCAGTTGCCGGGGGGATGCCCCGAAGCCAGCGAGGGTCCGCTCCTTCGCGGAGCGGTCCCGGAGGACTCCCTCGGGGATGCCGAGCATGGCGGCCAATCCCTGGTAGAGCGGATCAGCGAATGCGATCCGGTGGCCCCCAGGGATCATCGAGGCGGCAAGGTCTTTGCCGGCCCCGGCGGGGCCACAGAATCCAATGATGCGTCGTGTCATGCCACCACCCTCCCGCGCGATCGCCTCGGATCAACCCCCGTCTGCCACCAGCATCCCGGCCAGCCCGCCGCCGGGCCGGTAGAACCAGGACTCCATCGCCTGCCGGCTTCCGATCCAGCCCTCCTGGCTGTGCCAGTCATCGGGAGGGCACAGGGCGGGGGCGGTTCTCACCACCACCCCGTCGACCGTGTCGATCCCGTCGGAGTCGACCACGCGGCGGATCCGGGCGGCCTGCTTGTGGAGGTGGCCCGTGTGGATCTCCCGGTATCGGCACCGGGCCCACGCCTCCCGGGCCTCCAGCGTCATCAGCGCCGGGAGCTTGGCTTTCGCCTTGTCGCCATGGGCAAAGCCCAGGAGGTTGCCTTGATGCTCGAGGTACTGCCGATGCGTGTAGACGTTGTGGACCGTCACCCGGCGATCCTTCGCGAAGTGAGTCCGGAGCAGGAGTCGGAACCACGCCGTCATCGTCTCGTCGTGGTTGCCGGGGACGATGACGCAGTCGGTCGGGGCGGTCTCCGCGGATCGCTCGACCAGGGCGACGAGCGCCGCCGAGCCGGTCTCGATCATCCGCTCGAGTCGGCCGTCCCGCTCGAGTTGCGTTCCGCGGGTGGTCGTCGCGGATGGGGTGTCGTAGTGGAACAGGTCACCGAGGAACGCAATCGTCCGACGGCCAGGGCGGTGAGCGTCCCCGGCCTCTAGGAGCCCGAGCCCTGCGGATCGGACCAACCGATCGGCGTGGTCGATGTCGTAGTCGTCGCCCCCGGTGGTGCGTGACCAGGCGTATTTGGCGAAGTGGGTGTCGGCAACCACGAGGACTTGCCAGGGGCCGGGGCGGGCCTTCTGGGGCCTCGCCTTGGGGCGTCCGATGCTGCCGGCCGCAGCGGCCCCGGCGATCATCGCGGCGACGAGCTCCGCGACGGCTGGCCCACCGCGGGGGCGGAGCCTGACGAACACCCGGTGAAGGACCGTGACGACAGGTTTCCCGGTGTCGCGGTCGATCGACCCTACCTCCCATTTGGTCGCCTCGGACTGGGCCACCTCGAAACGGGCCATGTCGGCTTCGATGTGCTCGAGGAGATCCTCGACGGTGCGGATCGTCTTGGACGTCGATCGGTACTCGAGGTCGGCCCCCTCGCGGCGCTCCGACACCTGCTCCGCGTCCTGGGCTGGCTTCGTGGCGGCGGCGGCAACGGACTCGGCAATCGCGTGTTTCAGTCCTCCCTTTTGTTGAACCACCGGAACACCTCCGCGCGGGTAACGGTGATCAGGCCGCGGGCTTTGAGTACCCGGTGGATGGAGTCCGAGACGGCGGTTTTCGATCCCTCGGTCCTGCCCTCGCGGAAGTCGGCCCGGATCTCGACGAGCTCGGCCTGGACGTCGGGGGCGATCTTGTCGAACCAGCCGCGCGGGCCTTTTTTGTTCTCGGTGATGCCGCGGATGATCTCGTCCTTCAGCGACGGGGCTTTCGGGGGCATCGGCGGCGCTCCTTCTTCTCGGGCTGTTCCGTGGGCGGATCCTGGGACCGGCGGCCGAACTCGATCAGCTGGGCGTCGTCGGCCTCTTCGGCCCCGGTGATGTCGCCTTCATCCAGGCCGGACCAAGTTTGTCCAGGTGCCTTCTTCGCCTTGCGCGGTGGCATGGGCAACCTCCTTCCTCGCGGCTTCGATGGCTCGGGCTACCAAGATCCGGGCCGCGGTGGCGATGAACGGGAGCCCCTTTTTCCCAGCGGCCTCCCGGAGGTGCTCGACGATCTCCTCCAGCCTCCGCCAGCATTCGTCCGGCCCCCAGGCGTCGAGCATCGCGGCATAGTCGGAGCAGCCACAGGAGCCGTCGTCCTTGATTCCCCACCACGCCAGGGAGCGTTTCAACTGGCAGCCGGGGCCGCAGGCATGGAGGGCAAGTCGGCCGCTGAACTCGCCCGGGGAGTAGGTGCGGACGAGATCCCAGTAAGCCGCGTCGGGGATGTCGACCACCTCTCCGACATCGGGCTCGATGCCGAGAACACCGCTCCCGAGGACCGCGTCGACGTAACCTGCGGGCCGCATGTGGGCGACGGCTTTGACAGCATCGAGGGAGACGAGCATTACGGTGGGCTCCCGACCGGGGTACATGCGGCGGCCTGGGTAGCGTTGTCGATGGGAGTGATGTTCCACCCCTCACCGTTTGCGCCTCCGCAGCCCGTCGCGTTAGGAAAGCTTGGAGGCTGGGATCCCTCCGCCCATGGGGGATTGCTGAAAGCGTTGTTGGCCACGTTAAAGAACCAGCCGGCCGAGTTTGGTTGGCAAGGCGAGTCACCCCACCCACCAGGGACTCCGTCGGGGAAAACAATAACGCCCAATACCGGGTTGAAATACGATTGGCGGTAGCACCGAACGAACCGAGAAACAGTTATCTGACCGTAGTTTGAATACTGCCGAAAACAATAACAAATAACGCCAGTGCAGCAGCAGGCTTTGTTAGCGGCCAGCCCGCCACCCTTGAGAAGCAGCAGGCCGTTATAGGTTATGAGCCCTGCCAACTCAGTAGCCGCCTTGATTATTGCTGTACGGAGTGACGCACTCGGTCATACCGATCTCGACCGGAGTGCCTTCCTCAATGGAGTGGACCCAGACCTTTTTCCGGCGGAAGACGAGCTTCGATGTCGTGACTCCCGAGGTGGTCGTCGAGACGATCTCCGCCGTGTAGACCAACTCGACCTGATCGGACTCGGGGGCGATGAGGTAGTGTTGTCCTTCGGCGGTCTCTCCGATCATCACCCACTTTCCGGAGAGAACCTTGCCGAAGTTGTTGAAGGCGTTGAAGGTCTCGCCGGTCGCTGCCTCTGATCCCGGCGTCCCGCCGTAGACGACCAGTGAAGTCGCCGTGCCCTTCTCCCACACCGACGTTGTCCGTGAGAGCTTTACCGAGCCTCCGCCAGCGCCGACGACGTAGTAAAAGCCGTGTCGGTTCAATTGGACGGTGACGAAATCGCCCGACTTGAATGCTGCCACGCGGTTGTATGCCGTGAGCGTGACACCAGTGTTTGTCTCGCTGCCCGGCTCACCGGCCCAGACCTGGAGCGTGGCGGAGGAACCCTTCGACCAGGCCGCGGTCGTCTTGCAGAGAACCGCGTCCGAATCGTCACCTGATCCGTAGTCGGCAGGGTACGCGGTGCCACCTCGGCCGCTGTTCTCGACACCGCGAACGGCTCGACTGATCCGCCCCCACGTTTCGCGGGATGCCCCGACAATTCGCCTTGTCATGATGGCGTCCCGAAGGCGGAGGTGAAGGAGATTTTTCCGTACGGGTCGAAGTCGAGCGCAACGGGTGGAGTCCCCGGCGGGAGGGCGACACCGCTGGCCAGAGCGACAGCCTGCTTCACCGGCCGTCCTTCCCTCCCGAGGATGGCCCGCCTGTTGGTTCCGGTGCTCGTCGGCATTCCGGTGGCGTCCACCCGTTCATTGAAACCCATATCCCAGGGCTTCACATGCCAAGTATCTTCCTTGTAATCAATCTCGAACGTGGCCTCCCAGTAGGCGGTCGCCGTTTGCGTTGCTCCGCTTTGGGTAACGATGATCCTCTTTTGAAGATTCCCGAAGGTGCATTTCCAAGTGTCGACCGCACTTGAACCAAGGCTCGGCCAGAGGTCGTTGTTAGTCTTGTTCGACGATCCTTTGATCTGCGCGAACGCCGTGTTGATCGACGTATAGGAACGGGTCAGCGTCCACCCCATGTAGCAGATCTCGCGCTCCATCCCCTCGAGCGGATCGCCTGCGGAGTTGGCAAGGATATTTCCGTTGCGGTCCTGATAGAACGGCAGCGTTTGCGTCGTCCCTCGGGCTTGCCATGCGTCCATCGGCAGGCCGGTTATCGGGTCTATGTCGATGATCGGAACGTAATATTGAACCGTCACCGCCCACAGGAGCCCGGAGCCATCGACCGCGCTGTAGCTCCACTTCATCGCCTTGCAGGCGGCAAACGACGGGTGGGCCGTGCCGTAGGCCACGCCAGGAGCCGTGAGGATCGCGGCCACGCTGGTCGTCGGAGGCGGTGCGTCGACACGCACAAGCCACGTTTCAGACAGGTTGTGAGACTGCCGAAACTCCCCGTCCCCGGAGGCTTTGTTGGGCTGGTACTTGGTTGCGATGACGGCCATGATTTATCCCGCGAAGGAGAGCTCCTCGATGTCGACACCCATGTCCTCGGTGTTGTCGGCAATCCTCTCGGTGGCCCGAGCCGTCCGCTCTGCCGCGTCTTCCGTCTCGCCACGCATCAAGCGGAACATTTCCGCTATGCCCTCTTTGGAGCGGCTGTCGATGGCCTTAACCTCCTGCCGGACGGCGGCGGCGGCACCGGCTGGAGCCAGAGCCCCGGCCGCTTCCCCGACCTTGAGGCGGTTGGCCTGGTCGAACTGACCAGCGGCCAGCCGCGACTTGGCCAACGCGATCTCGAGCCCCACCGCCAGCGGCCCGGAGCCGGGCTTCGCGGTCCCGAAGGCCCCCTCGAAGTTCTTACCGGCCGCCGCGAATTGGCCGCGGGCCGCATCGATGATTCGGTCGGAAGCGTTTTGTGCCGTCTTCGAGATCAGCCCGACGATCCCGGCCGCACCACCGAGGACGGTGAGGACCGATCCGGCCCACGCTCTGGCGACCCCAGCCAGGAGCGAACCGATCCTCCCGATGGAGTCGAACACCGTCGACCAGTTGCCGGCCACGAAGGTCAGGTACTCACCGACGGTCGTGAGCCCGCCGATGATGAAGTCCCCGACACCGGCCATGTAGCGGGCCGCGGCGAGGATCCCTTCTCCGATGGCCTGGCCGATGTTGGCCCCACCCATCGAGCCGACGAAATCCGTGAAGGTCGTCGCGATCGAGGTGATCGAGGGGGCAAGGTAGGCGGTGACCTGCTTGATGATCCCGCCGATGGCTGCGGAGACCTTGGAGAACGAGTCGTTCATCGCCTCGACGTCCCGGCCCTGGGCCCCGGTGAGGGCCATTCCGAAACGCTGGGCCTCCTCGGTGGCCTCCTGGATCGATCCGGCCCCGCCGGCAAACAGGGGGAGCAACTCCGCCCCGGCTCGGCCGAACAGCTTCACTGCCGCGGCGGCCCGCTCTGCTTCGGTCGGGAGCCCGGCGATGGCATCAGCGATCTCGGAGAATCGCTCCGCGGACGACAGCCCCTGGAGATCGCCCAGTTCAAGGCCGATGGCCGCGAAGCCCGCCTGGGCCGTCTTCGATCCTTGGGCGGCCTTGACGAAGGCAACGTCGGCTTTTGTGGCAGCGGCCCCGATCGTGTCCATGCTCACCCCGGCGAGGTCGCCAGCGTGGGCCAGGCCGGCCAACTCAGAGTAGGTCATCCCGAGGCGGGACGACAGTTTGCTCGTCGAGTCGATCGCCTCGGCTTGGGCCAGGCCCACGTTGACCAGGGAGCGAGCGTAGCTCATGGCGGTAGACGCCACGGAGCCGAGCAGCTGGGCCCCGGAGATCGCGTTGAGCAACTGCATCCCAGAGCGGAGGCTGGCAACGTCCTTCTGAAGCCCCTTCAGGGAGGAGCTTGCCTTCGACACCCCGGCGGAAAGTCCGGCGCTCGAGGCGGTGAAGATCGCGGATACCTTGCCGATGCCTGCCATGTCAGATTCCTTGGGCTTCCATCTGGGCCGCGAAGAACGGGATCCGTCGCAGTTGGGCCTTCAGTTCCTCTTCGGTCTGGACCGGAGAGCGGTAGCTCGGCAGGAACTTCTCCTCGAAGTCGGGCTCGACCTTGGCCCCTTGGGCCGCCGCCATCACCGCGGCCAATTTCCCCGACCTCGCCCACTCATCACCGAAGGGCTCGACGCGCCAGAAGGCCATCCACCATTTCAGCTGTCGGAGCGTGATCTGCTTCGACAGCGTTTCGACATCCCACTCTCCACACGCCAGGGCCAGCCGCCCGAGAAACAGGGTCAGGGGCTGGCCGCGGATTTTTCCGCCTGGTCCTCGATCTCCTTGTCGTCGACCTTGAGGAGCTTGATGCCGACCGTCCACACCTCGAGGAGCCCTTCATGCTTCCAAGCGGCGAGGGTCGGAACGTCGGCATCAGTGAACAGCCGCTTGCCTGTCTCGTCGCACAGGAGCAGGGATGCGAGCCTCGCGCGCCACGGGGCCGGCTGGCCTTTGTTCGTCTCGCAAAAAAGGGCCCAGTCGTCGTAGGTCCGGGCAGTCGGATCGAGAAGGAACACATCCCCGCCCCACGCTGCGACATGGAGCCGCGTCGGGGGAGCGGTCTTGTTGGCCTCGAGGCCGAGGAGATCGTCTCGCGTGAGCATCGTTACCCCATGAACTGGAATTGATAGGAGCCTTGGATCAATTCGCCTGCGGAGCCGACACGCTGGACGCTCGCCAGTTGGGCGGGCCAGCTGGTCGTGTTGCCAGCGATGGTGAACGACAGCGTGGCCGAGAGGCCGATGTCGGAAC